GGGACGGTTCTGGCGAAGACAGACACCGACACCTCTAACACTGGTTCCATTACACTAGACTTCACCGCCAACCAGAACTTTGTGCTAACCTTCACTGGCAATGTTACGCTGGCTAACCCCAGCACAGAACAAGTTGGACAAGCGGGGGTCATAGTCTGTGTTCAGGACGGAACTGGATCAAGAACACTAAGCTTAGGAACCGACTACGAGACAGCGGGGGGTGCAGGCATAACTCTTAGTACCGCTGCTGCCGCAGTCGATGTTGTGCCCTATTTCGTTAAGGCAGCGAACTCTATCTTATTAGGTGCCGTTCAGAAGGCTTTTGCGTAGTCATGACAATGTTTGGTTCACAGTGGTTCGCCTCACCTGACGACGGTTTCCAGATCGGGCAGTCCTGCCTCTTCGATGCCGCAAACGGGTCCTTTTTGCATAGGGAGCAGGACGCAGGAGACAGAAGGCAGGCAACCTACTCGGCGTGGTACAAGAGATCTACCCCTGCGGCCGCCTTCGCCTATCTACTCTCTGCTGGGACGGGTTATGAGGCTATCCGGCTAACATCAACTAATACACTAGAGATATATAATGCTAATACCAAGATAGCGAGTAACAGGTTATTTGCCGACACGTCTTCGTGGTATCATATCGTGTCCTCTTTCGATAATGACCAGTCCACTGCGGCGGATAGATCCCGTGTTTGGATAAACGGCGTGGAAGTAACGTCCTTCTCGGCTGCGGCGTACCCCAATGTGAACACAGATTTCACCAAACTTAATGTCGATGGCGAAAGTGTTCTGATAGGGGCGGAGGGAGAAGTTGCTAGTGCCAGCCGGTTCTTCGACGGATACATTGCGGAGGTTAACTACTTGGACGGCACTGCCGTCACCAATGCAAGCCTGTTTGGGGAGATCAACGCCGCCACGGGTCAGTGGGTTCCGAAGGAGGTCTCGGCGTCCACCGTCACCTACGGAACAAATGGTTTCCAGCTACAGTTCGCTGACTCCTCTGACCTTGGCGTGGATACGTCTGGGGAATCGAATACCCTGACACAGGTGGGTCTAGTTGATGCGGACAAGGTTTCGGACAGCCCTACAGATAATTACTGCATCTGGAACGAGCGGGATACGGGTACGGGGACGTTAACAGATGGTGGATTGACGCTATCAGGGACCACTGATCGCAGTGGAACCTTTGCCATGCCTTCTGGCAAGTGGGCCTGGAAGATCACCACCGCCGCCTCCGGTAACTTCGGGGTAGTCAGCGGTGCCAGCTTGACAGGCACGGAAAGTGTCTACGCGGCGGGCAGCGGCGAGGTACTGGAGTTTCAACTAGATATAGACAACGGGACATTAAAGGTATCGGTTGACGGTGGAAGTTATTCCAGCGTGGCCACCGGCTTAACAAGCGGTGCCCCGTATCTCCCCCTGGCCAAGGCGGCCTGTGCCGCCGACTTCGGACAGCGCGGGTTTACCTTGGATGACTCCACGTTTAGCTACCTCTCGACCTCTAACCTGCCTGCCCCGACAGTAGGGGATCCTAGCCAACAATTCCAGACGGTATTATACGCGGGCAACGGGAGCGCACGCAGTATTGCCCAATCGGGGAATGCCAGCTTCCAGGTCGATGCTGTCTGGATCAAGAACCGTGACCAAGCGAAACCTCATAAGATGGTAGATGCGGTACGTGGGGTTCAGAAGGAGATGGAGCCAGATAATGCCAACGCCGAGGGGACAGATGCCAATGGGCTAACGGCCTTTAACACCAACGGTTTCAGCTTGGGTTCTGGCGTGGATGGGTACAACGACGACTCCGACAACTTCTGCGCCTGGATGTGGCGCGGGGGGAACGGCACCGCAAGCAATGGGGATGGTTCTATTACAACAACCGTATCAGCTAACCCCAGGGCAGGGTTCTCTCTGGTTAGCTGGACGACGGCGGCTAGTGTTCCTACGAGTGCTACTTTGGGGCACGGATTAGGTGCCATACCTAGTCTAGTAGTGGTTAAGTGCAGGGATACCGGCAGTAGAAACTGGCTGGTCTATCACGGATCGACCGCCGCGTCTGACCCCAAAGACCTCTACAGTCTATGGAATACCGACGCCGCCCCCGTGAACTCGGCCACGGCATGGAATGACACTGCGCCTACAAGCACCGTTTTTACGGTGGGCAACCGAGCATCTGCCGCCACGGCCAACGACAAAATGATAGCCTATGTATGGACCCCCATACCAGGGTTCTCAAGCATGGGTACTTATACGGGTAATGCCAATGCTAACGGTCCTTATATCAACACGGGGTTTAGCCCCGCTTATGTCGTGCTTAAAAATACCATCGATGTGGGGAGCTGGCTAGTTTACGACAATCTCAGGAACCCAGACAACATCACTACGTCCAGCGCCTTAGAGATAGATACCGCAGCCGTAGAGAGTACCACCACCGGACTTCTGGTGGATTTCTACGCCACCGGATTCAAAATCAGAAGCGCGGACGATGCAGTGAACAAGACAGGCGACCGATTCATCTACTGGGCGTTTGCAAGCGCCCCCTTCCAGACAGCCAATGCGAGGTAATTATGTTTAAGTATGACGGCAGAAACATCCAAGTGGGAAGAGCGTGGGCGGACAGTAGTGGGGTCATGCAGTCTCCTGACTGGCACCTGTGGGATACCAGTACGAAGGCTGCTCTGGGTATAACAGAGGTTATACCCGAAAGAACCCCTGACCCAAGGCTATACACATGGTCGATGGACGGGGACGGTAAGGTATCCAAGTCTGCCCGGAACCTGAGCGACGTTGTTGTAGGTACTCGTACACATTACGGGGTTAAGTCTGTCCTTACTAAGGAAGTCAAGAAGCAGCAGGGCTCCCTGCTATCTCAAACGGATTGGGCAATTACGCGCAAGTCCGAAAAAGGGACAGCTATTCCGAGTAACGTATCGACATGGCGAGATGCCATACGGAGCAAGGCCACTGCGATGGAGGACGCTATTGCCGGTGCTGCGGACACGGCGGCCATCTCCGATCTATTTCTGGTTGTCACGGAGGACTCTGAGGGTAACGTAACCAAGTCCGGTATTCTTTATGACTGGCCTTCATTAGGAAGCTAGATGCCCCTATCCAAGATACAGTTCAAGGCAGGGGTTAACCGAGAGACCACGTCTTACGGTAGTGAGAACGGCTGGTATGACTCAGACCTGATTCGGTTTCGTAAAGGTCGCCCTGAGAAGATGGGCGGATGGGAACGCTTGAGCAGCAACACGATACTGGGAACGGGCAGATCCCTCCACGTCTGGGCGGCGCTCGACGGTTCCAAGTATATGGGCCTTGGCACAGAGACCAAGTTCTATATAGAGGAGGGCGGCGGGTATAACGACGTAACTCCTCTACGATCCACAGGAACCCTTGGGGCGAATCCTGTGGAGACAGGGGACGCTGGTAGTGCCGTAGTGACAATCACCGATCCCAACCACGGAGCGGTAACAGGAGACTACGTGACCTTCAGCGGCGCGACTACCACGGATGGCATCACAGCGGCACAGATTAATACAGAGCATCAAGTTACCATTGTTGATTCCCATAGCTACAGCATCCCCACGGCGGGGACAGCATCTTCTGGGGACACAGCAGGCGGTGGTTCCGCAGTTATTGCCAACTACCAGATTAATACTGGGCTAGACACGGTTGTTAGCGGGACTGGCTTTGGGGCGGGGCTCTGGGGAGGATTGAACACTGGATATTCGCAGACCACCCTTAACGATAGTGGCGGGATTAACACCAGCGTGACATCCTTCACTCTTACGAGTGCCTCGGAGTTCGAGACGGTGGCCACGACCACCAGCGCCAACATGGCTATAATAAGTTCCTCCATCCAAGTAGCCTCCTCCAGCTCATTCCCTGCAAAAGGTACTGTACTGATTGGTAGCGAGAAGATACGGTATGGATCTAACGATAGGAACGTACTGGGCGATCTGACCCGTGCCACGGATGGAACTACGGTGGCAACTTCGTCAAGCGGGGCTGCTGTGACCTTTGTCGGTCTAATACTGATAGAAGATGAGCTACTACAGTACACAGGAAAGTCCACTAATCTCATAAATGCGGGGGTTGTCCGGGGTGTCCGAGGAACCACGGCGGCATCCCACGCGGATGCCGTGGTTGTCAAGGAGGCCAATGATTTTGTCGGATGGGGGGAGGCTTCGGCTACGGCTGCGAATACAGGGTCAAACATTCGCCTGTATTCTCAAGATAATTGGGGGGAGGATCTCGCCTTTAATGTTTACGACGGTGCTCCTTATTACTGGATGAAGACGCTAGGTACGGGAGCCAGAGCTACTACTTTCGCCTCTCAGTCAGGTGCCTCTGATGCGCCGACAATAACGCGACGGATTATGGTCTCGGGCACAGACAGGCATGTGGTATGTTTTGGCTGCAATCCTCTGGGTGAGGCTTCCCAAGATCTGCTGATGGTCAGGTGGTCAGATCAGGAGAGTGCCTTTGACTGGACGCCAACTGCAACTAACACGGCGGGTTCCCAGCGCATATCCTCGGGTTCGGAGATCATATCCGCGCAGAAGACTAGGCAAGAGATGCTCATCTGGACGGACACGTCCCTCCACGCCATGCGGTTCACAGGGCCACCCTTCACGTTCGGGTTCAGTATGCTGGCCAACAATGTCTCTATTATTGGCCCTAACGCTGTCACCACAGTGGGGGACAAGGTATTCTGGATGGACAGGGAGAACTTCTATGTCTATCTGGGTAACTTGCAGGTTATACCCTGCACGTTGCTCCGTCATGTATTTGACGACATAAACTTGGCGCAGAGCTTCAAGTGCTTCGCGGCCACCAATAAGATGTTCGACGAGGTATTCTGGTTCTACCCCAGTGCGGACTCCACAGAGATTGACAGGTATGTCAAGTATAATTTTACCGAGGGCGCTTGGGATATGGGGTCTCTTTCGAGGACCGCATGGGTTGACTACGGCATCCATGACAACCCTAGAGCCTGCGGGACGGATGGTGGAGCCAATTACATCTACGTGCAGGAGAGTGGCGACGACAATGACGGCTCTCCTATGACATCATTTATAGAGTCTTCTGACTTCGACCTCGGAGACGGTGAGCAATTTATGCTGATAGATAGACTAATACCGGACATAGACATCACCAGCAGTGACGCGGATGCTTCTGTAAAGTACATACTGAAGACACGCAATTTCCCCGGAGATAGCTTGGTAACGAACTCTACGAATCTGGTAAAGACCTCCACCCAGCAGACTTTTCTACGAAGCAGATCTCGGCAAGCGTCCTTGCGGGTACAGAGCGATACCACGGACATAACATGGACACTGGGCGACTTGCGCCTCGGAATGCGACCGGACGGACGTAGATAATGGCTAGATTACTTGACCATTCCATGCCTATGGCACCTGCTCAATACGACGCGGATACATTCGTTAGGATACTCAGGGACATTGAGATGTCTCTCACCAAGATGGAGTTCCCCTCTATTGTTAGCGGTGAGGATGACACCAACGGCGTAGCGTGGTTCATGGAATAATGGCTTCAGCGTATAAAAACATCGCCGCATTGGTCGCTGCTACGGGAGATGTCATAATTTATACCTGCCCGTCTGTCACTCAGGCACTTATTAAGAATTTAAACCTTTATAATAGTCACTCCGGTACTATAGTAGTGTATCCGAAGATAACGGACAGTTCCGCTTCAGTTACGGTAACTCTGCAAAAAGTCACGCTAGTCACTCTAGCTTCGTCCTCAGAGTCCGCAGACAGGTCACTAGCAGGCCCCTTTGTTTTAGAGGCCGGAGACACGCTGAAACTTAATTGCGACACCGCATCCAAGATTTATGCCTTTGCGAGCGTTCTGGAGATTTCAAGATGAGTACAAATACCCCCCATAAGCTATCCGCCCTAGCAGGTGGGCTGGCGACCCTCGGTCGGTTCGGGGATCACTACATGGTCCACGCGGCGGGGGGAGAGACCGTGGTTCCTAGAGAAGTCCTGTCGTCCAACCCTGTGTTGGGGGGACAACTCTTCCAGCAGATGCGGACAATGGGGATGAACCCCAATCGTTATGTTGTTGGAGACGCTGCAAACTCCATCAATCCTGCAACGGGGCAGCCAGAGTTCTGGTCGCTTGGCGACTTGGGGAAATGGTGGTCGGAGAGGGTTCAACCTCACGTTCAGACTGCCACAGACCAACTGGGAATTGGTTTCGCCGGTCAGGGAATAGGGGCCCTCGCGAATTTCTTGGGGGGAGATAATCCAACGGAGGTCTTTAATAAAGCAGTGGGCCAAGGGGTAGGGGTTAGGTACAAATCTAAGGGTTCAAGGGAGGACAGCAACTCCAGAAGGGCACGACTTCTTAGGCAACTTGCGAGGCAGCAAGTTGGGACACAGTCTAAGATAGATCATGATAAGGTGATGGAACAAATCTTCCCGGCGCAGTACCAGTACAGTGGGCCGAGGGCTAAGCCAATTGATTCATTTGGACGCGGCACCTTTGATTCAGTTGGACACGACACCTTTGACAACTACCGCCGCGATCATACCACTCCCATGGGGGAATTCCAAAGTAATTCCCC